GGGGGGTGGCCTACCACGGCGGCGGGGTGATCGTTCGGTCGCCCTTCCGCTGTTTCGCTGTGGATTGTTGTGCACCTCCGGGCACGTACGACCTCCGCAGGATCTCCATAGGCCCCCCCCACCTTATCACCACCCACCCCGACAATAAAATCACCCTCCACCTGCCAAAACCCCCTTTCAAGAAACCATCTCCCTACCAAACATATTTTTGTGGCTTCGCTCCCGCTGGCCAAAGTTACCATTCCCGGATGGAAAACATCTTGGCTGCAGCTATTTGTCGAAGCGCCAGGTGCCGAGGAACCTACCAAGATGAGGTTGAGTTGCGCGGTATCAACCGCGACTTTATCATTGCCAACATGGAACGGCTTCTCCGAGCGTTACCAAGGATCTCTCCTGTCTTCTTGGGATCCATTCTCGAGATGCTCCTGCACTCAGGAGATCCCCATGAGAAAAAGGCTCTCCGAATCGCCGCTTGTTTGAACGTCGTTGAAAAGGGTGGCGCCTCTAGTCGGACTTGGGTTCTTGATAAATATGATAACTGGGATGGCCGAATACTCTACAAGGGGAAGACTGAAAACTTAAAGGTCCTCAAGCTCATGCGTGCCATAGCTGACTGCACCACAGCAGGTTCCCTAGGCACATTTTGGCTTGCTAAGCTCATAAAGAAGGAATGGAACTCTAGGCAGTTTGATTCGCCAAACACGTTTTGCTCCTATTTCTGCCCTGACGCCTCCCAAGCCGCGCTCAATGTCTACCTGGAGATCCTCCTTGTTAGAGATTCCTTCGTCTACTTTTCTGACGATGCCGTTTACTCGGTGCTAGACGACGGTGTGAGGCTCTTTTTCAACGTGGACATCTCCAAATCAGACTCCAGCCAGACCTTGCAAGTTTTCGCTCTGCTGAGGAGGACTCTCCCTGAACACTGCCATGAGTCTTACGACATTGCCGTGGAGCAACATCTCCTCGGTCTCCGACTCGACCCGAGAACTTCGTGGGAGAAAAGGCGGGGATACAGACCACCCCCTCTGCGCATCGACCTCGTCGATGAGAAGGGGGACCCTGACGTCTTCCTACTCTCCGGCTCTACCCTTACGACACTCATCAACGTTGTGGCGAACTTCCTTATTGGTGACGCCCTGGATAGGCTGCGACCGACCACCCGCCAGGGCGTCGTCGCCGCCGCCAGAACCGTGGGTTACGTTGTCAAGGTTGATGAGGGGCCTCACACATTGGAACGCGTCCAGTTTCTCAAGCACTCTCCAGTGCACACCGCCAGCGGCCTTCGTTTTGTCACCAACCCTGCAGTTCTTCTTCGGGCATGGGGCCGATGCAAGTTCGACCTTCCAGGTTCTTCCAAAGATTCACTGGAACTCCGGGGCAAACTGTTCCTCAGTGCCCTGAGCCGGTGTTACTGCCCGATGTATACCTTTGACTGGCCTAGCCTGGAGTACTGGAGGTCTTGTCCAACTACCATCGCTGCGATGGAGAAAGCCTCATCGTTCTCACGTCATTTGACGCTACGAGAGGACGGGCCCAAGATCTTCGTCCCAACCTGCGCCTTCCTCATGCGTTATGGAGGAGGCGAACTCCCCACACTCCCACCACCTTCACAATTCACCTACCACCCCACTGCTGATGCTATCCTGATGCTGGATTACGGCCAGAAGTCGAGATTCTTCCCGACTCTAAACGAAATCAACGAGCAACAATACCAGGCCCTGAGCTCATCTGATAGGAAACCCTTCGGTTTGCCACCCACTACACTCGATCAGATTAGCCTCCAGAGGCCTTGAGCG